CTCACCCATCATTTACAAAAGTCAATTATGTTGGAAATTACAGATGGTGGCATGACTGCAGAGGTTGAATCAACAGCGGAATATGCAGCTTATCAGGAATATGGAACAAGATTCATGAAAGGGAAGCCACATATACGTCCGGCATTTGAAGAACAGAAGGAAAAATTCAAGGCAGATATGAAGGAGCTTGTGAGGTGATAAGATGGATCCACAGCAGGAATTGTTCAGCGCCGTTTTGATGGCATTGAAAGAAAAATATAAGGATACGGGAGTTGGTGTGTATGACACGGATTTACCGCCTGAGGACACGCCGTATCCTTTTGTTTACCTGGCGGATTGCTCCGAGAGTGATCAGGCTACAAAAAACGAGATTATCGGCGAGACTAATCTGACGTTGAAAGTCTGGCACGATAATATACGGCAGAGAGGAACGGTATCTGGTATCTTAGCAGATATTAAAAACATCTGCAGGTCTATCGAACATACAGCGCACTATGCCTGGAATATGCGGAGACCGACACAGAGAATCCTGCCAGATAATACAACGAAACAGCCGCTTCTTATGGGAATCCTAGAAGTGGCATTTAAATTTAGTTAGGAGATGACAATAGTGAAGAACAGAAAGTTATTTGGACTGCAGTTATTTGCAGAAGCAGTAGCAGGCAAAAAGATCGTATATCTGTACCGTATCCTGAGTACAGAGAAAGATCATGACGCAACAGCACTTGCGTTTACGACAGAGAACGAACGTACAAAATCAAAAGATGCAGATTCTACGGCAACCAAGGATGGTGCAGTACGTACACCTGGGACTGCAGAAGGAGAAATCACGGCATCCAGTTTATTGAAAAAAGGAGATAAATTCATTGATGAACTTGAAGCAGCACTTGATGATGATGAAAAGATGGAAATCTGGGAAGTAAATCTGGCAGAGCCACAGGCAAGTTTGAGCAATAAGTTTAAAGCAAAATACTTCCAGGGATATCTTACGGAAATTGATAAGACATCCAATGCAGAGGATAATGTCGAGTTATCGTTGACATTTGGACTGGAAGGAAAAGGTGTAGATGGCTATGCAACGGTTACTGCAGAACAGCAGGAAGTAGCAGCATATGTATTTGCAGACACTCAGAAGACAGGAGCTTAAGAGGGCGAGAAGAATCGTCCTCTTTTTTGATGTGCGACATCGCGCGGAAGGGAGATAAAACAATATGATGGAACTTACTATCAACGGAACAGTATATCAGTTTAAATTCGGAATGGGATTCTTAAGAGAAGCAAATAAGCTTACCACAGTTCCAGTTCAGGGAATGCCTGGAACCACAAAAGAAATAGGAGCAAGGTATCTGATCGCTAGTGTTGTGGTTGATCAGGAACCGAATGCACTGGTAGATCTGTTAGATTTGGCGAATAAGGGAGAGGATCCAAGAGTAACAAAGGCAATGTTAGATTCTTACATTGATTCGGAAGAGGTAGACATCGATGAACTCATGGAGAAAACAAAAGATTTTTTATCGAAAGCAAATGCTACCAAGAAAGCAGTGAAAGAGATCTTGAAAGAGTACGAAGAACAGATGGCGAAGAAGAAGGCTCAGGAGCTGTAGAAGAAGACCTATATAAGACCGTAGCAAGGAATTGCTTCCGGTATTTTGGCTTCACGTCATTTAAACAGGTGGATCAGCTGACATTGGCAGAATATGAACTTATGATGGAGGCTTTAGAGCTTCGGATGCTTGACGAGAGTTTACATGAACATCGTCAGGCATTTTTGAATTTTGCGGTAAAGGCAGAAAAGAAAGCCGGCAAAGGCAAGACCAAACCAGTTTACAAGAGATTCCGGCAGTTCTTTGATTTCGATAAAGAACTGAAAAAAATGAAGAATCGAAGGAAACCATCCAGATTTGCCGGAATAACCAAACTGCTGGATAGAGAGGAGTGAGAGGATGGCAGAGTCGTATAGTGTAAAAGCAATATTATCAGCGCAGGACAAAAACTTTTCATCCATTATGAAATCATGCCAGGGATATGCAAATAATCTGAAAACCACTCTCACCGGTGGTCTTGGATTTGGTGCAATGGCTGCAATCGGTGGAAAGGCGATGTCGCTGGTGACAAATTCAGTCAGTGATTTGTCGAAAGAAACGATAGAAACATCGGATTCCATGTATAAGTTGCAGGCAGCTATGAGATTTTCCGGGTATTCCGAAGCGGAAATACAGAGAATAGCCGGAGCAACAGGTACATTAAAAACATATGCGGATAAAACAGTATTCTCCCTGCAGGATGTTATGAGTACATTCGGCTCACTTTCGGCAAATGGAATCAAAGACGCAGACAAGTTGACGGAAGCGGTCGGTAATGCAGTTGCTGTATTTGGCGGAGGTGCAAAGGAATATTCCTCGGTAGCATTTGCGTTTTCGCAGGCAATGGCGGCAGGAGCTTTGCATGCGCAGGATTGGAATCAGATCATTAATGCCAGTCCGCAGCTTGCTGGAGGCTTGCGGAAAGAGCTGATTAAGCTGAATCCAACATTAGGGAACGACTTCAAAGGAGCAATGGAAAAGGGTGCAATTACCGCAGACATGCTCGGACAGGCTATCAATAACATTGGTATGACTGACATGGCGAAAGAAGCAGCTACATCCGTAACCACATTTGAAGGCGCTATGAGTAACTTGGAAGCATCTGCAGTAAGCGGAATGATGAAGCTTTATGATACTTTCGCAAAGCCTAAAGTGATTGATGCAATCAATGGGATGACCGGTAAGGTGGAGGCGGGATTTGACAAATTGTCCGTTGGAATTCCAAAAGCAATCGAACTTATATCTCCATACTGGAACGTGCTGAAAACAGATGCAAAAGAGGTAGGGACAGCCTTTGGAGAGGCAGCTGGTGCGATTATTGACGAAGTACAGGAACTTACCGGAGCATTTGGAAAAAAGGAAAGTGTGGATAATTTCTCTGAAAGCATGGGAACAGCAACAGGTGCATTGACTACATTTGCGGATTTTCTAAAAGATCATGATAAAGAAGTGGCAAAAGCGATTACACTGTTACCGAAATTATATGTTGCTTTTAAAGGCTTTAAAATAGTCAGTGCAGTTGCCCCTGGTGTCAAAACTTTTGCGGGCGCAATTGTAAGCATGACAGGAAAAGGAATAGCGACACTGGCAGGTAAGTTATTTGGCGTAGCAGCGGGCGAAAAAGCGGTAGGCACTGCAAGTAAAGAATCATCAGGAACTATCCTAGAATCAGCAAAAGCATTTGTAGCGATCGGAGCGGGAGTAGCATTGATAGCGGCAGGGTTTTCCCTTTTGGCATATTCAGCCGTGCAAATCGCACAAGCTGGACCACTGGCAGCAGGAGTACTGATCGGCATGACAGGAGCAGTGGCAGGATTAATGGTCGTTGCCAAAAATGTGGCGCCGGCTATGACGGCCGGAGCAACAGGATTCATTGCCTTTGGTGCAGCTGTCCTGATTGCAGCAGCGGGGATTGCTGTATTATCACTGGCGGCTGTTAATCTGGCGAATGCGGGACCGCTTGCTATAGGCTGTATGGTTGGTATGGTTGCGGCAATTGCCGGACTTGCCCTTGGCGCAGCAGCACTAGGACCGGCATTGACAGCCGGAGCAGTAGGTCTCGTTGCCTTTGGTGTAGCTATATTACTGGTTTCAACCGGAGCACTGCTGGCAAGTGTTGGGCTTGCCATAGTAGCAGGTGTGCTTCCGACCATTGTGCAATATGGAATTCAGGGAGCGGCTTGCATCGCAACTCTCGGAGCAGGCATGATCGTATTTGGCGCTGGGGCTGCAGTAGCCGGAGCAGGATGCATTGTTCTTGGTGCCGGACTTGTAGTGGTAGGTGCAGGACTTGTATTAGTTGGCGCAGCTGTCCTGATAGCGGCAGCGGGTGTGTTGCTTCTGGCAGCAGGCACACTGGCCCTTGGTGCCGGTCTTACAGTAGCTGGGGCAGGACTTCTGTTGATGGGAGCTGCATTCCCTGCCGTATCATCCGGAGCTTTAGCAACAGTAGGAGCACTG